AATCCCCGCCAAATCCTGAATCGTCGTCAGCAAATTGTCCCATGCGCACGACCAGTCCACCACATTTCCCCCGCCCGTATCCGCCTGCACGCCCACCCCCGCCAGCGCCCCATCCCGCACCCGCCCGTTGGCCGTGCTGGCCAGCGCCGTAGCGTTATACGCCACCAGCGTCTTCATCACCGTTTCCGCCGGCGTTGCCTCAAACCTCGCCCGGTTCGCCGTACCCGCATACCACAACACATGCCGCCTGCCCAGCAGCGTCATCACCCCTGGGCACGTCGCCTCAAATCTCGCCCGCGTGTCATACTGCTCGTCGCTGTCCCGGAACAGACCGCAAAACTCGCGCCGCCAGCCAATCCCCATCTCCGGCCACCGCCGCCACACCTCCACCGGCGCATTCCGCACCAGGTGCGCAATCGCCGCATGATCACCCGCCAGCGAAAACCGCAACACACCCGGCGCCCCCACCACGCGCCGGTACGCCAGCGCCTCAAAATCGCTCACCCGCGCCCGTTCCGCCCCGCTCACCGCAAACACCCGCAGCTCAAAATCGCTCATCCCAACACCACCACCTGTAGACCCCGCTGCACCTGGTACGCAACTGTCAACCGCGGCGCATCGCTCTCGCCCGCCGCCAGCGCCCGAAACGACCGCTCGGCGTCGTTCTCGGTGACCATCTTCAACAAAAACCCCCGGTTGGCAAACGTCCCCCGCATCATCTCCGCCACCGCCGCCGCGTCCAGCGCAATGCTTTGCCAGCCATAGGCCGTACCCACCGGAATCTCAATCGACCCAATCGCCGTCTGCTCGCAATCGCTCGCCCCAAACCCGCCCGCCGTCTGCCAGTCCTGCCCGCTGGCATATTGATTCCACGTCGCCTGGTTGCCCACCCAGGCCCGCTTTTGCCGGTACACCTCGATGCGATAACTGTTCACCGCCGCATACGCAAAATACTTCAACTCCAGCGACGCCGCCGCAATCGCCGCCGCCGCCGGAATAGCAGCCAGGTCAAACCGCACCAGCGCCCGGCAGGTGCGCGGCCCCGCCGACCACTGCCCCACCATCAGGCTCGTACGGTAATTGCCCATATCCGAGCGCAGGGTCACATCATCCACCGCCGTCAGCTGCACCGTGCTCATGCCGCCGCCTTCTTCCGCCCCGTCAACGAGAGCGTCGCCTGTTTCACCGTTGCCGCGCTATCCACATTCACCGCCAGCCAGTCGCCCTTGCTCCAGGTCTTCGTCCAGCCAATCAACGAAGTGTTCTCCTTGCGCTGCTCGCTGCTCAAATTCGGCTTCGTCGTCCCACAAATCGAATCCCCGCCGGTCGGTGGAAAATTGGCAAACGTATCCTTCCACAGATCGATCACCATCGACCCGCTCACATCCCCCACCAACCGGTACGCCTCCAGTTCGCAATCGAACGGAATTTCAATATACCCCTTCACCCCGGTTGTAATCACCTCCACCCCGTTGCCAATCTGGATCGACATCCCAAAATCATCGTCAATCCAACTCACCCCATGCTCGGCCCCACTGGTCGCCGCCAGGCGTTGCCCGTCCGTCCCCACCGCCAACCGGCCCAGCGTCCCGTCCCCCTGCCCCAGCGCCAGGTCGCCCAGCGCCTGGTATGGGAACACGTCCGCCGCCAGATCTCCGGCGCCGAGCCGTGCAAACACCCGTTCGTCCGTCAACGTCACCGCCCCGCTTGTATCCACCCGCGCCTGATACAGCGCCAGGTCATACGTCACCCCCGTCGTCTGCGTCAGCGCCGGCGCAGTCGGGTTGGCCGCGTCTGTCCCCGCCACCCGGGTCAACCGCACCGTCTGCGCCGTCCAATCAGCCCGCAACACCACCCGGTCAATACGACTGTTTCCCGCCCCAACCGCCGAAGGCACCGTCACATCCACGTCCCCGTTGTTATAGTACGGCTTCCCATCCACCAGCGCCCCGCCGCTCGCAATCCGCACCACGTTTACCGCCGGCGCCGTCCCCGCCAGCCCATTCGCCAGCCGCGGCGCAACGCCAGCGCCGGCCTGCGCCGACGCCAAAACCCGCACAATCACCGCCAGGTCATCCCGGTTATACGTACTCGCCCCGTCCCCGGCCCCGCCGGTCGTCCACCAAAAACTACGCTCGCTCATCCTGCTGCCTCCTTACAGCCCCAGGTACCGGTGATAATACGTCATATCTACCCGCGTCCCAACCCCGGCCCCGCTGCCGCTCACCGTAACAACATTCTCCCGCTCCGTCTCCCCGGCCCGCGCCCGCTCCAAATGAAACGTAGCCAGGTCTGAATCCTGCGTCAAATCCTCCAGCCGGTTCACCCCCGCCTGGTCGATCACCGTCTTACGCCCATACCGGCAATCAATCTCAATCCACTCCCCACTGCCCAGCGTCAGGCCGTCAAAATCCAACACATCCCCGCTGCCCTCGTGGGTAATCTTCGCGTCCGTAATCGGCCCCGTCACCCGTATCACCGGGTACGCAATCCACGTCCCCGGATACCGTATGACCGTCGTCTGCTGGATGCTCGCCGACCCAACCTCGTGCGGCACAGGCATCGGCACGCTGCCGGCCCCGCTCCCACTGGCCGGCAAAAACGCCGCCGCCGCCCCGGCCGGGTCATAAAACGTCGGGTCAGCCGCCTTCAACGCCGCCGCCGTCAACTGAGTCAAAAAATTCTCCCGCTCAAACGCCAGCGGCATATCCACCAACCGGCAATCCAACTGCCGCACCGCGCCGCTCTCCAGCGTCCACCGCAACTGGATCACCTCATCCGGTGGAAAAACAGCCGTCAACGCCTGGCGCCGGCGCTCCAAATCCAGCCGGCTCTCCCCCCATAGCATCAACAGCAGCGTCACCACCCTGGCGTCCAACCGCATCCCCACATCGCTCACCCCATGCTGCAACGGCCCGCGCTGCTCCAGCCGGTGCAGCGGCGCCGGCCCAACCCCCTCCACCGCCCGCACCGTGCACAGACTCCGCTCGGTCAATACAAACGTCCGTCCGTTGACAATCGCCTCCAGTATCATCACCCACCGCCCTCCAGCAGCAATTGCAGCCGCTTCAACTGGTCAATCAGGCTCAACTCATCCGCCGCCTGGTTGGAGGTCAGATCATACGTGTAGTGATACGTATCCCCACCGCTGGCTGGCTGCACCAAATACTCATACGCCTGCTGGATACCGCCGCCGCCCGCATTCTGCATCCAATCCGGCAGCCCGTTTTCCCTCAGCTCGCGGATCGTGTCCGCCAGGTCGTGCAGCATCGGCGTCAACGCATCCAGAATCCCCGTGATCGCCCGCAGCCCATTCGGAATCAGCATCACCATCGGCTCGATCAACGGCTCGATAAAATCCCACAGCGCCCCCAACGTCGGCCCCAGGCCGTCCAGGCTGGCCCTCAAATCGTCCGTATTCACCCCCAGCGCATCGAGCACATCCAACATCGCATCCAGGAACGGCCCAAAATCATAACTGAAGAACTCGCTCAGCGCCGCCATTGCCGGCTGCAAACGCTCGTCGAACTCCCGGCTCAAAAACTCAACCGCCCGTGGGATATTCTCATACAACCATTCGTAAATCACCGCAAACACCGGCATAACATTCTCGCCGATCCACCCAAACACGTCCATCAGCGCCGGCAGCAGCCGGTTTTGCCAGGCGTCCGCCAACCAGGCCACCGCCGCCGGCAAATTCACCTGCAACCACCCGAACAAATCCATCACCACCGGCATGACATTCTCGCCAATCCACCCAAACACATCCACCAGCGCCGGCAGCAGCCAGTTTTCCCACGCCTGCGCCAGCCAGGCAATCGCATCTGGCAGCCTGTCTCGCCCCCAATCCACCAATGCATTAAACGCCGGCAGCAGATACGAGTTCCACACCTCCAACACAGCATCCCGTATCCCGCCCCAATTCTCCGTCCAGGCCCGGTACAACACATATCCCGCCGCCCCGATCGCCGCCATCGCAACCAGCACCGGCGCAGCTGCCGCCAGGAACGCCCCAATCGCCGGCAAGACCGTAGTGTAAACAAACACCGCCACCGCCGCCCCCAGCGCGCTCAACACCCCAACCACAATCGCCTGGTGATCCTCCAGCCAGCCAAACGCATCCTGCAGCCACTGCACCATCACCGGCAAATACGCCATCGCCTGCTGCGCAAACCCCGCCAGCGCCGCCGCAATCGCCTCAATCCAGGCCTGCGTCTCGGGTCTGGCCAACCAATCGTTCAGCATATACGCCAGGTCGGTCAGCGTTGGCAGTAGCGCCGTCCCAACCGTCTCCTGCACATTGCCCAGCTGGTTTTTCAAAACTTGCAGCTGCCCGCCAAACGTCTCTCCGGCCGCCCGTGCGCTGCCGCCAAACTCCCGTTGCAGCTCGCCCAGAATCATCATTTGCGCCCCGGCAATGTCCCCCACCTCCATCATCGCCTGCGCCATCGCCACCTGGTCATCCGCAAACGTCACCCCAATCTTCCGCAGCGCCGTAATCCCGTTGACCGGATCATTCAATGCCTTGCCCAGCTGCATCGCGCTGGTTTTCAAATTCTGCCCCAGCGCCTGGCTCATGTCCAACATCGTCTCGGTTGCCGTCGGGAAGACATCCGCCCCCACGTTCGTAAACGTCAGCAGCATATTCTCGCCGGCCACAATGGCGTCATCCTCAAACCGCGTCAACAACCCCAGCTCGCTCGCCATCTGGTTAACGCTGTCGGCCGTCACCCCCGCCACACCGTGGGTCGACTCGATCACCGCATTCAACCGCGTCTGGGCATCCTGCGCCTCGCCCGCCGCCTCAATCGCCCCGCCCAGGTACCCCCCAATTGCCAGCCCGCCCGCCACCGCCCCGGCCGCCAGGCTGGCCACAATCGCCCCGCCCACGCTTGACATCCCGTCCACCACCCGGCTGCCAAAACCGTTGGCGTCGTTCTCAGCGTCGCGCAGCCCCCGCGAGAAATCCCCCGCATCCAGCCCCAGCCCAACCATCAACGTCATCAGAGTCGTCATAGGCCAAAAAATCCCTTAATCTTTTGATACACGCCCGCCGGCGTTGGCGCCTCACGCATCCACAACCTCAGCCGCTGAGCGTCGATCCCCGCCCCGCCCTTCCCCCGGAACCGGTTCAACAGCAGGCCCTCCAGGCTGGCAAAATGCGCATCCTCCAGCTCGCCGCCCCACGGCTCCAGCTGGCCATAACACTGCCATTCCTGCAACTCGTGCGCATCGATGCTGCGCAGCAGCTCACGTCTGGTACGACCCAGCGCCAGCGCCAACCGAAACTCAAAGCGCCGGCGTGGGTCTTCCCTCAGTTTTTTGTGATCTCCTCAACGTCCCGTTGTGAGATGCCGTTGAGCCGCATCGCCACCTCAACCACCCGCCCCAGCGCCAGCGCGCTCTTCTGCCCCAGCGCCGCCACATCCTCAACCGAGAAGATCGCCCGGCCGTTCTCGTCGCACATCGTCGCCGCCGCCAGCCGCGCCCGGAAATTCGCCAGGTTGATGTCCTGCTTCTTCCCATTCCGCCGGATCATCGCCGCTTCCATCTGGTCGCGCTCCTCGCCGGTCATCGTGCGCACATACATCTCTCCGCCCCATTCCGGCACGCTCACCAGCTCCTTCTCCAGATCATTTGCCTGCAAAATATCATCCCGTTTCAGAATCGCCATATCTCACCTCGCCCTACGAAGCCGTTGTAATCGTCGGTTTGCCGGTCGGCTGGATGCTCACCTTGCACTGATACACCCCCTCCTGCTTGGCCGCCCGCCCCAGCTTCTTAATATGCGCCTTAAACGCAATCGACTCGTCCCCCTCCGGGTCTGCGATGCTCATATCCACCGCCGCATCGCTGTCAAATGCCGACCGGATCGCCAGGTGGGTCGCCTCAGCAATATCCCATTGCAGCGTCGCCGTCATCTCGCCCAGCTTGCGCTTCCCCGTGCTGGCATACTCCGCCCACCCATCCGTAGAGTCGTGCCCCGTAGACTCCGCCAGGATTTTCTCAAACTCAGGAAAATCCACATCCTCCACGTGCGCCACCGCCGTCAGGGCCTCAGAAACCTTAATCTTCAACACCACACCAAAACCACCTTGCACTGCCATTCTGAACCTCCGTAACAAAAATCCCGCCATGCGGGTCAAACCGGATGGATCAACCGCACGTCCACCCGGATAACGCTCTCCAAATCTGCGCTGCTCAGGCTGTCTGGGTCGTTCTCGACCATACTGATCACCGTCATACCGCCCATCTCGCCCCGCCGCCCGTCCAGCGCCGCAATAATCACCCCGGCTGTCTCGTGCGCCGTTGCATACCCCCGCGCCTGCACCGTCAGCTGCACCAGCGTGCGCGCCATCCGCGCCCGCTGCCCATGTGCGCGCATCCTCGGCCGGCCAATCGTCTGATACGCCACAGCTGGCAGCGCCGCATCCTGCGGTATCACCAGCGGATACAGCCGGTCGCCAATCAGCGCCGTAATACTGCCCTGCGCCAGCAGCCACGTCGCCAATGCCGCCTCGATATCTGTCATCCCTGCTTCTCCGCCACAGCCTCAATCTCGGCCCGCAGCACATCCCCAATCATTGCCACCACCTCATCCCGCCGTCCATCCAGCGCCGGCCGCAAAAACGGCCGCGCCGCCATGCCAGGGTGCTGCACCCCGCCCGTAACCACCAGGCCATCCCGGCCGGCGAAGACCATCGCCGCCGCATCGTGCGCCTTAATTTCGTGCGCCGTCGCCCCCGTCTCAAAAAACTTGTAATACCAATGATTCCGATCCAGGCCAACCCCCAACAAAACGCTCTGGCCGCGCTTCTCCAGTGTTTTAATCTCCAACTGAGCGTCGGCCGGCGCATCCAGATCGGCTGCCTCAGCAACAACCTCAGCGCCGGCATGCACCGCCGTAACCACCGATGCCCGTACCCGGCTGCCCAGCTCGTCAAACTTCGCCCTCAGTTCGTCGGCGTTTTCCAGTCGTGCGTATGTTTTCTTGCTCATACCACCACCTCCTTACACAACAGCCACATTTCCCGCCGCCGTGTATGCTCAATAGGCGGCGCAACAATCTCCAACGTCCGCCCCGAGAATGTCACCCGCATCTGCGCCGTAATCCCCGCCCGGTACCGTATCCGCACCCGGATATTGATCTCCGCCTGCACCTGGCGCGCCTCCACCAGTTCCCGCCCATTCAGCGCCTCCACCGCCCCCCACACCGTCGCAAACGTCGACCAGTTCGTCACCCGCTCGGCGTACGCATTGCGCGTATAACTCGCCTGCTGGATCGTCACACGTTGCCGCAGATCTCCGGCCCGCATCTCAATACACCTGCACCCGCTCGATCTCAACCAGGCGCTCAACGCCCAGCGCAATCTCCCGGCTATACGTACCGCTCAGCGCCGCCTCGCGGTTCTCGTACCAATGCCCCACCAGCAGCAAAATCGCCTGTTTCAGCGTCTGTGGCGTCTCGCCGTCTGCATACCCGGCGTCATACTGCACCCGCACCCCCTCGATCGCCGCCAGATCACCCACCGGCGTCTCCAAGATCGCCACCCGGCCCGGCTCACATGCCGCCCCAACCAGGTACGCAGACTCCGCCAACGTATGCTCACCGCCGGCATCGTCGACATACACGATACTGGCCACAGATTGCAGTGGCGGCATAGGCAGCCAGATAATCCCATTCTCCGGCCAATCGTCCAGCGTCAGTTCCAGCGTCTGTGGCGCCAGCGCCCGCCCGCTCAGCAGTTCAACCGTCCTGCGCCCCGCTGCAATCAGGTTGCCAATCAGCGCATCCTCATCGCTGCCGTCCACCCGCAATTGCAGCTTGGCCTCAGCCAGGCTCACCGGCTCGCCGGTTGCCGGCGTCACCACCCGCACCCCCTTCACGGTTTCACCTCAGAACCCGGCGCCACCTCTCGCCCCGGCCCTGGCCGCCGCACGTGCGCCGTCTCGCGCTGTGCCGCGCCCGCTCCGGCCGGCGCCGGCGCCGCCTTTTGCATCCCCACCAGCAGCCGCGCCGTACCGTCTGGCAGGTCAACCACCTGCCCCGCCGTCAGCGCCGTCCCGCCGGCAAACACATTGCGCAAAATCTTCACCAACATAAACCCGCTCCAATCTCTCTGCTGCGCCAGGCGCCGCCCGGCGCAGCAGAGAAGAGAACAAAATTTAGGCCGTCAGCGCGTCCAGCATGGCCGCAAACGACTGCGGGTGCCGCAGCAGCACATCGGCCTCCTGGTACGTCACTACCCCGATCACACCCTTCTTACTCTGGCTGTACGGGTCGACCACCAGGTCGAGCGTCCCCCACATGCCAATGACCAGGTCAGCCCAATTGCCAAAGAAGATCGCGCTGCAAACGCCGCTCGATGTGCCCTTCGTCAAATTCGAGCGCACCTGGTTGGATACCATCGCGTTGTACCCGTTCAACGGCGCGGCGTTATCGCCCCACACCATGATCTCGCCGCCCGAAGCCCTGGGCGTCACCTTCAACTTGCCGCGCACCTTCGGGTTGGTGATATACCCCAGCCGGCCGATGTCGGCGTTATCCACGCTCACCTCGGTTTCCAACTGCACCACGTGCTCCCAGGTCGGCGCCGCCCCATTCGTGCCGCCAACCACCGCCCCGATCCCCGACGTGCCGGCAACGCCGGTCGGCGCATTGCCGCCAGCCCCATGCAGGCCGGCGTAGTCCAGGCCAATCGCCACCGCCTGCGCCTGATCCTCACGCACCAACATCTCAACGTCCAACGCCGCCTGCTGCAACAGCTTGCGCGTGTATTCGGTGTACACCATCGCAATCTTCGGGCTCAGCTTCGGTTGGTCAAAGGTCGCCGAGCTCTCGGTCGCCGCGCCGCCCTCTGCCAGCCATTCCAGCGTCGCCCCGCCCGTCTGCCGCGGGACAGGCACATCCCCAACCAGCCCGGTCAGCACGGTGGCGCCGGCCTGGCGCAGCACCATCCGGTTGCGCAGCATGCTGATAAACGACTGCGCGTCCAGCGTGCTGGGCACCAGGTTCCCGCCATCCCCCGCCGTCCCGGCCGACATAGCGCGCTGAGCAACAGGCATTGGCGCCGTCAGATAATCGTTCGGCACAAAAAAACCGCGCGGGTCGCGCCCCAACTGCTGGGCCACCGCCCGGCTGGCTTCCTGTTCCAGGCCCGCCTGGCGCCAATCGTGTTCGGCCGCCGCCAGAATCGCCCGCCGCAGGCTGTACTGCTGCACCTCGGCCCGGCTCATGCCAATACTCGCATCGCTGCGCAAATCCTGGCCGTTCACCGCCCCCAATCGCTCATACCGCTGGATATCGGCCTGCATATTGTCCGCCTGAGTCATCAGGCCATCGAACTGGCTGCGTTCCTCGGCGCTCAGCTCGCGCCCGGCCGCCTCAGCCACCTCAACAATCCCGCGCGCCTGCTGCAAAATGCCATTGCGCTGCTGCTTTAACTCACGTACGTTACGCATAGTTTCCTCCGTAAACCGCAAATAAAGATTATGGCTGCGCTTCCGCCGCCTCCAAACGCCGGCGCAGTTCGGCCAGCTCCAGCCCGCCGCCCCGATCGCCGCCATCGCCGGCGCAGCCCGCCGCGCCGCTATTGGCCAACAGATGCAACCTCGCCGCAAACGACGACGCCAGCGCATGGTCGTCAGCGTTTGCGCTGCCGTCCTGCAACCGTCCAATCGCCGCAACAACCGCATCAAAATCATGCCCCAGCGCTCTGGCCTGCGCCGTTGTCGCCGGGTACGCCGGGTACGTCACCAGCGACACGTCAAACAACTCCACATCCATCAACCGCCGCACAATACCCTGGCCCGGCACCTCCAGCCACTCGTCCTTCCGGGTGCGAAACGAGAACGACATCTGCGTCACATCGCCCCGCCCAACCGAAACCGCCAGATCACGCGCCCACTGCGTATCCGGTAAATCGATCTCAATCGCCAGGCCGTTCTCATCCTCGCGCAGCCGCAGCGTCCCCGCCCGGTTGCGCCCCAGCACATAATTGGCGTCGTGGTTAAACAGCGCCCGGACGTCGTTCTCCCCGATCGTCTGCGCAAACGCCCCCGGCAAAATCATCTCCCGGAACCCGCCCAAATCCAGGCTCAGCGTATTGAACACCGCCGCATACCCCGTAATCATCCGCGGCCCGTCCTGCTGCTTAACGCGCAGCTCGGTCAATGCAATCGTGCGCCGCTCCGGCGCCGCCACCACAACTGGTAAAACTGGAATCGCCATCTCTCGCTCCTGACCCAAAATAGATCACCCGGCCCCAATCATGCACTGGCATCCGCCGTGCAGCGGTGGGTGCCCGATGCTGTGCCCAACCGTCAGTCGGTGGTCGTCCGGCCCAACCGCCCCGCCCGCCTCGAGGAACGCCCCATCAATCCCCACCACCTGCCCGTCCATCTGCTGGCAAAAATCGCACGGGTCGCCAAACGTGTACCACCGCAGCGCCATCACACCCAGCCCGGCAAACACCGCCCGCGCCACCGCATTCCCCAACCGCACCGACTCCTCCCCCCCAATCTCGCCCGCCCGGCCATCCTGCCAGGCGTCCACCTCGTCCTCCACCGCCGTCAAAACGTCCTCGCCATCTGCCTGCGCCTGGCGTATGCGCGCCTCAATTCGCCCCTGGGCCCAACCGCAATGCCGCCCCGTATACCCCTCCACATACGACCGGATAAAATTCTCAACTGGCGGCGCCTCGCCCGCCACCTCATTCGCCGCCTCGCCTGCCGCCAGTTCACCATACGCCAACATCACCGGCAGCATCTGCCGTTCCACCACCGGCCGGTGATCCCGCCCGTAATACTCGCCCAACCAATCCCGGAATCGTTCCAGGCTGCGCCCGCCCAGCAGCTTCTTAGCCTGGCGGTGAATATCCTGCGCCTCACGTTTCACCAGCCGCCCGGCCGTATCGCTGATCACGCGTTGATACGTAGCCGCCAGCCGCCGCCTGGCAGCAACCGCCCGCGCCTTGCGCTCCTCCACCCCGCCTGCCAGCAGCCGGCGCTCCTCCCTGGGATCAGTACTCGCCGCCCGCAGCCCGTTGCGCATCTGCTCCAGCGGCACCAGGTTCAACGGCGACAGCCGCATATCCCCCTCCGGCCCAATCGTGTTCCGGTCTTCCATGTCCAAAATATCGTTCAGACTCAGCCAGCCATACATCCGCCCCACCGCATACGCGTCATATCTGGCCTTAATATCCCCGCGTAGCAGCGCATCCACGCTGAACCGTGCAAAATATTGCGCCCGCTCGTTGGGCAACAACAGACAACGGAGGATAGATTTTTCGATGCGCACGATCCACGGCCGCAGGCTGTGTGTCACAAACTCAATCGACTGGTGCTCAATATTAGAAAACGTCGCCCGCTCCAAATCCGCCAGCATGTGCGGTGGCACCCGGAAAATGCGCGCAATCTCAGTGACCTGGAATTTCCGGGTCTCCAAAAACTGCGCCTCCTCTGGAGGTATCCCAATCTTCTCCACCCTGACCCCCTCCTCCAGAATCGCCGCCTTGTGCGCATTGGATAACCCCTGATACGTCTCCGACCAG